TCATAGATAGCTGCTGCTATCTCATCACCTGTGACGTTTGCTGAAGCTGTATTACCATTAGCAAGTGTCAATACAAGACCACCATTACCACCACTAAGAGTAGTAGATGCTCTTGAAGCATTTGCTATTTGCTTGGCTACGTTTTCATCATACGTTTTAGCTAGAGCCTTTCCTAGCTCATCAGCGTAAGTTGCCCTTACGTCATAATGATTCTTGAGTTCATCAATAGAAGCAATGAAACTCTGTGCAATTAGAAGATCATCTATTGTGATAATCTTTTCATTTGCCTTGATCTGGTTAGCTCCTACGAGTGGATTTCCTACTGTATGATAAGCAGCAGTCGCAGTTCCCAAGACAGGAAACTGTGCTGATTTTCCACTTGTAATAGTACGAACTGAATGTAGTGCTTCATTAAAGATGTTATTTCTGGTAAACGCAGTTAGCACTTCCCCCGAAAAAACCTTTAAAAATAACGCATCATAAGATGTACCACTATTGTTAACCAAACCAAGACGAGAGGTAGTGGCATTAGCCATACTAAAACTCCTTGATTAATGTTTACAAATTTAAGAAACTAACTTTGCTTCAATCCTTTCTCTCAAGTGGTATCTGACGCATCAGGCACAAGGATATTTAGATTTCTACTTTGTTAATTTATACTGACCCACAATTCCACTTCCTTAAAGCAAGGGCTTTGCGAGTTAACTTGCCATCTTTCTTTAATGGTCCTTTTGACTTAGACATTCTTGCACAAAAAGATTTCCTTCTTGATTTTTGTCTAGGCGAAAGACCTGTCTTTTTTGTAACAGGTGCTTGCAAGTTTCCACCTGTTGCTTGGTTGTATTTCCTACGACCAGAAGCAGTCAGACCCCCTGTAGGATCTTTATCCTTCTTGGTAAGAGATACTCCCTTAGACATAAAAGATGTAAGCTATTTAAAATATAGCATTATTACGCAATCTTTAAACTATCTCTATTTTTTTTCTTTTTCTTTTTAGGAAAACCTGCTTTCATGTTTGCATAAGCTTCATCAGTAATCGTACTTTTCTTTTTAGAACGACTGATGCCTTTCTTTTTTCTTTGGTTGATGTTGTAGTAAAGACCTTTTTTCATAATTATCCAAATACATTACTGGTTTCTAAACGTGCTTTGACTTGTTCTGTATAAGTCATATCTTTTTCCCAACGAGGATCACTCATAGCAGCTACTACTTCTGCTGTAGATCTGTAAGGTGTAGATCCACTAGAAGCAGGTCTTCCAGAGTATAGGCTTGGTTCAACTCCCATAGCGTTTTGATACTTTGTAAATAGTCCTTGTACCATCATACTAAGTTGTGGACCAGACATTGTGTTTGTTGCTTCATTGAAAGCTTCTATCTCTGGCTTGGATAAATTTTCTAAAGCCCAACTAACCATCTTGCTATAGGCTTCATCTCCACCTATAGAATCTCTAATACCTTTTACTTCTTCTGTTGCAAGTTCATTAGCAGCACCTTCTTCACCTTCAATGTATCCTCTCTCAACTGCCACTCCTTTTAAATAAGAATCAACAGCATTTGCAGATAAGCCAGCATCTAATAGAGACTGATACATTTCTTCTGGTATCTCTCCTTCATTCTTATCAAACTCAGCAGCTATCTTATATGGATCTATATTGTTTTCTTTAAATAGTTCTCCTAAAATTTCTCCATAGTTTTCATTTACAGAATTGTAATCTACAGTTCCATCTTCTTGATAATAATCTTTATAAGATTCTGGTACTCCTGTAGTTTCTTCTTTAGATACTTGATCTTCTTCTGTAACAGAACCAAGCTTACCTTCTAGTTCTTTGTAGCTGTTTGCTAAATCTTCTACAGATTTAAACTTGCCAGCATACAAACCATTCTCATCTTTAAGACCTTCAAGATCTTGTTGAGACATTGGTGGTGTTTCAGATGCTTGTACTTGTGATGAAGTCATAGTGGTTTTCTTTTAACTATAGTGAATTGTACTGCCATGTCTAGTAGTAGTGTCACCTGTGTTTTTTGGTACAGGGTTTTCTTCATTCTGTCCTACTGGACTGACAATAGCTTTTTCAGATTCAGAAATAAACTTTCCGTCTTCATCTCTTTTTCTAGACTTCTTGGTTGGCATCAGGTTGTCCTCCTTGTTGTTGTAGTTGTTGTGCCTGTGCATCAGCTAAACCTGCTTCTGCATTTACTTTAGGATCAAGCAAACGTGAACCTAAAGCAGCAGGTCCAAGACTTTGAATAAGCTGTTGTTGTTGTGCAGCTTGTTGTTCTGCTTGGATTTCCTCCTGTGTTTTTACTAGGTTAGCAGTATCTATACCGATACTGGTAGCAAGACGTTTGACCGCTTCATCTACATTAACGTACTGTCTCATTACATCTGGTCCTAATGCTTGAGCTACAGTTCCAATAAACTCAATCAATTTATTTCTATCATTACCTCTACCAAGCCCTTGAAGTCCTGTTACTATCTTGGGTTTGATTAGTTCATCAGGTAGCTTTGGAACTTTACCTTGTCTAACAAGTAAGTGCATACGTCTTCTTAGATATGGTAATTGAAACTCTTGAGTCAAGATACTGTAGATACCACCAAGACTATTCTCTAGTTCTTGTGCCATAAGATTTATCTCTGCTGCTGTTACTCTTTCTGCATCACGTTGTACTGATCTTGCCATCAAGAAAGCAAACTCAAGTCTTGCTTCTATTCTTTGTATTGCACTAAAAGCAACAGAGAAGTCTGCACTCTTACCGACTTGCATGACAGAAATATCTGCTGCACTACCTTCTCGTATAGCTCCATTAGGTGCTTTAGCTATAGTTGCTGCCCTTGTAATTCCATTTGGATTGACTAGAAATAATGTCTTAGCACTAGCAGCAGCACCTTCAATTATTGCTTGCATCAAAGACTCAAGACTAATCAAGTCTCCTCTGTATTCTTCAACATATCCTCTACCATAATCTTCTCCATCTACCCGAATGAACCTGAGGGGAATAAAGGGAGTAACATCTACCTTTGATCTACCATCTGTGTTTGGTATCTTTTCTCCTTTACATTCTTGAAACCAGAAGAAGTCATCATTCATTCTTTTGATTGATGTATATATATCCAAGTCTCCCTTCATCATATCTGCGTCATAGTTCTCTTTCTTCTTAATCTGTTCTAAAAACTCAAGAGGTAGAGCTTGTGGGTGTACTGTTTCTTTGATAAGGATTTCTAAAACATTACCAACCTCATCACGCTTACAGACAAACTTAGATAGTGGATATACTTTCAGTCCTTTATCTGTCAGATATAACAAGACGTTACCTGATACTACAAGATGCTTGAGTGCTTCAAACATAGCAACTCTATCGTTAGATATTTCTATCTGATTCATCAAAGCATTTTCTATTGTGCGTAGTCCTTTATCTATCTCACTCTGTAATGCTTCTTGTCCTTGCTTTCTTATTTCAAGGTCATCTATTTCTAATTTAAAAAATGCTGTGCTTGGTGGTAGCAAAGTCATTAATAATTTATTTGATAAAGAATTAACTCCACGACTACCTGTTGCTTGAAAGGGTGTCTTGATCCTAGCTCTAGTACCTGATGTCTGTTCTGGTATCAGACTAGGTATGGTTAGCTTAGAAGATTCCTTTGCTTCTCTATCGTAAACAGACCTGCTACTGACAAGTGCTTCGTATCTACCTGCTGCTGTCGTTCCTTGTGTGGAGTATTCCATTTTATGAATAGTTTAAATTACCTGCATTAGTGCTATTAGCAAGCAGAGGTATTTGTAAAGACCTAGTGCCTAATCGTCTTGGTGCTATAGCCCTAGCCATTCTTCCACCTGTAACTTTTTGGCCTGTCTTTTTCTTTTTAGGTTGACCCATAGTTCTATCATCACTAATAGCAACCTTTCTTGCAGTAGGTTCTATAGCAGAATCAACTGGTTCTGGATCTGGTAATGGTGGTGGGCTTGGGCTTCTAAAACACATAGTAGATTACTTCTTAGATGATCTAGCCTTACTTCTAAGGCTCTTGCGATAGGTACTTGTTTTCATTTTCCTAATCCTACCAGTACTATCTTTCTTCATTGTATATTTACCTCTGCCAGTTTGCTGTAATTTATCAGCAGTTGTAAGGTTAGGATCTACATAAGTTCCTTCTTCTTTCTGTCTTTCTATCTTTAAAGTCTCTGTTGCTTTTGCTGTATCTTTAGGGTCATCAACTCCTGTCTGTGTACCAGATATAGTTACAGGTCTATTCTGATATTCACGTTTAGGTGCAGACATTCTACCGCCACCGCCAAGACACATAGCTAGTTCTCCAATACTCTGTTAGTTAACATAGTTTCTTTTTGTCTTAGTTGTTGTTCGATAAGGTAATCAACAACAGACCTCTGCCCTGCACGATACCACACTTCTCGATCAGAAAGCGATAGGTCTGGGTGTCTGTTAGGAAACACAGCATCTAAAGCTTGTATAAGTTCGTCAGTAATTACTGGTAAAGACACAAAAATTAAAGAGCTATCTTTATATTATATGTTAATGTGAAAGTAACAAGGAGTGGTTACCTTGTTGCAACGCTAAGAAAACCTCAAGGGTGTGGTTCCTCTTGGGGTTTTCTTTATGGGAACTTGTGCTATATTGTTTACTAAGCAACCAGACCTGATACAGAGTGGATTAAGTTCCACCTCCTCACTTTCAGAGCGTCAGTTGCTTGACCTTACAACTTTTACAACGTGCTGATAAAACAGCCACCGCTCTGTATTAGTCAATGTAGGGTTATTTTTTTTGCCTGTAATCAGGGGTTCCAAAGTTTTACTTCACCTGTATTGTAATCATAATCTCCTTCTCGCAGTATCCTTGTAAGTCTTGCGTTCAAGATGGCATCAGCAATCGTGTAACCTTTCTTAGTATATGTCTCCTGTACCTTAGACCAAAGTGCTTCTTTAGTATCAGGTGTTTTGGCTAGAGTCTTTGAAGCAGTAACCATACCCATACCTTTGATACCTAGTATCCCATCACCTGCATCACCAGCCAACGACATTTCAAACCAATGCCTGTCTGCTTTCTTATTAGTAATATGTTCTATCGAATCATCAGCTATAAGTTTGCAGGGTAGTGTTCTCATATCTTTATCTACTGAAACTATTATCGGGTCTTTGTATCTGCCATTGGTAGCAAGCAAACCAAGTACGTCATCTCCTTCTAAGTTTTCATAAGCAACAGTTTCATATCTTTCTTTTACTTCTTTGATAACACTCTTGAGTGCTAGTGGTTTACGTTTACCTATCCTGTTAATCTTGTACTCAGGAAATATCTCATGTCTGAATGTAGGGTAAGAAGTAAAGCACATAACTATGTCATGCTTACTGTCAGCAATACTTCTATAAACATCTAGTCTGTTCTCTATTAGATTAAGTATGTCTCTTTCATCAGAATGAAGAGTATGCTCCCAATCATTCCATCTTGTGTCTTGTTCACAGGCACAGCAAGAATTGTAGATCAACCAATCAGCATCAATAAGTAAAGTCATAGCTAAATAAAATCCTCATATACAACAAGCCGACCTGTCTTCTGGTCGTACAATAATTTATCTACTTCTCCTGTCATGCCAGTATGTCTAGACTTCAATACCTTTAGCTGTAGTCTTTGCCTTTCACTAGCATCTCCAACTTGATTTCTTGATGCACCAAGCACGACATCAGATAACTGAAGTAATCCAGAACTGCCCTTCAAATCTGAAGTTGAAATCTCTCTACCTTCTTCATGTGCCTGTCCTACAGGTCTGCGTAAATGACTAACAACTATAAGAGCTATGCCTGTTGATTCACATAGACTTCTAAGCTTAGTCATTGTCACATCAATAGCACGTCTTTCATTCTCTAATTCAAGACCTG